ATGTAATGTTCGCGTATATCGGAGCGTACGACAATCCCGGACCAAGAGACGTAGTTTTTAAAAATGGTCCAATGTATGTATCTAATGAAGAATGCTCTAAGTATTCAAGTAAATGGATTATGGAGGAAATAAAAAGATTGGATTTTAAATATGATTGGAAACTAGCAGTTTGTAGTGATGGTAATATAGATGTTTATAAATACCCAGTCCAAGTAAATAATAAAAGTGTACAAATTAATTATAATGCTTTGTTTAACGGGAACCCCCTGCATAAAAGTGGAGCATACAAAACAGGTTTACGCGAAACAAATTTTTGAAACTGTGAATCATTGTCAAGCATACGCAGATAATTTTTATATAGAAAAGATTCACGACAAGTATCGACCAAAATGGAAGTTACAAGGAGCGTTGTGTTTAAGAGAAGATTTAGATAAGCAAGGAGTGATATAGTGGCGATCACTAGATCACATATTAGTAACCAAGTATCTAAAGGGAGATATAAAAATGCCAAAAGTAGGAAAAAAACATTTTCCTTATACAAAAAAAGGAAAAAAAGCCGCTAAAGAATATGCTAAGAAAAAAAAAAAAAGAAGTAAAAATTAATTAGGAGAATAAATGGCAACATCAGGAACTACAACATTTAATTTAGATGTTGATGAAATTATTGAAGAAGCATATGAAAGATGTGGATTAGAAGCTACAACAGGTTATGATTTAAAATCTGCTAGAAGGTGCTTAAATATAATGTTTGCTGAATGGGCAAATCGTGGTTTAAATCTTTGGACAATAAAACCAAAAACCATGGCTTTAACTGCTTCTACTGAATCTTATCAACTAGATGCTGATATTATTGATGTTGTAGATGCTGTAATCAAAAGTGGTTCTGTAGATTATAATATTGACAAAATAAGTAGAGCTGAATATTTACATATACCTAATAAAACTGCTACTGGAAGACCTTCACAATATTTCTTATCAAGAAAAGATAGTCCAACAATATATTTGTATAATTCTCCAGATAAGGCTTATATTTTTAAATATTGGGCTATGACTTATGTAGAAGACGTTGGAAATTATTCTAATCAAATAAATGTTCCAAAACGATTTTTTCCGTGTATGTGTTCAGGGCTTGCTTATTATTTGGCAATTAAAAAAGCACCCGAAAGAATACAACTTTTAAAACCTTTATACGAAGAAGAATTACAAAGAGCACTGCAAGAAGATAGAGAACGAACTTCTTTAAAAGTTAAGGTAGGTTTATAAAATGGCACAAGCTAGAGGAAAACAAGCACAATTTATATCAGATAGAAGTGGTATGTCTTTCTTATATCAGGAATCTAAAAAAGAATGGAATGGATCATTGGTACATAAATCTGAATTTGAATCGAAACACCCACAATTAGAACCAAAGAAAAAACGAATTGATGCAGAAGCATTAAAAGACCCAAGACCAGATAGATCAGAAACTGTTGTACCACATTTATTAGGACTAAATCCTTTTACGACAACAGCAAGTGATGCAACAATTACAGTTAAAGAACCAGAGCATGGAAGATCTACAAGTGATACTGTTAGATTTAGAGATGCTCTAGTGGTGGGAGGGATTAGTAACTCAGTTATTAATTTATCTAGTGGATATACTATTACAAAAGTAGATGACAATTCTTATACATTTGAAGCAACATCTACACCAACAATTAGTGAAACAGGAGGAGGAATTGTAGCATCGGCTGGACCGGTAACAATAACAAATTAATATGTCAGAATACTCAGATTTAAGAACAAAAGTTATAGATTTTTTAGAATCTAATACAACTGTTATTAGTACAACTGTTTTTGATTATATACTAGAAAATGCACAGTTTAAAATTGCTAGAGAGTTTGATTTAAATTTTCTTAGGAAAATAGATACTAGTGCTTTAACTAGTACCAACCCATATATAAATTTACCAGCGAATATGTTAGTTCTAAGAAGCATACAATATTTAGATGCAGATAAGAACAGAACATTTTTAGAACCAAAAGAAGTTACTTATGTTATTGAATATGGAAAGAATAGAACATCAACAGCTAAGCCAAAATATTATGCACATTGGAATGAAGACACTTTATTAATATCTCCAACTCCAAATTCAAATTATTCTATTGAAGTACACTATACAGTTAAACCTAATTCTGATGATGCTAGTACATTATTAAATAATTCAAATCCGTATTCTTGGATCTCGAAAAATGCACCAGAAGTTTTGTTTAATGTTTGTATGCTAGAAGCAATAGATTATTTAAAAGGACCTACTGATCTGCGACAAATATATGAGCAAAGATATACAAATAGTGCACAAGGGTTATCCATTGAGCAACAAGGAAGAAATCGAAGAGACGAATTTAAACACGGAATTGCAAGAACACCTTTACAAGTAAAAAAACCGTAGGTATATTTAATTATTAATTGGAGGATATATGAAAAAATTATGGGACTTAATTCTTAATGGATATATACCTATAAGAGGAATGAAGCCTGATACAAAAACAGGTATCGTTCCTATAGGAAAAATTTCTATTAAATTGCTTGTTTTAGTTTTAGTAATAAGTGTTATACTGTGTAAATATTTAAGTTAGTATAAAAAAATTGGAGGGTATAAATGACATCAACACTTACAGCAGCAACATTAACAGTTAAAATAACTGAAAACATTGATCTTAATGGTAAGAATCAAGGTGGTTCTACTACTTTATCATTATCTAGCATTAATGAAATTTCAAAACGAATTGTTACTGTGACTACTACAGAAGTCGAAGTTATAGCAATGTCCACAGCAATGACATCAGGGACCTATGTTGAAAGCGATGTAAAATACATGCGCTTTACAAATCTTGATGATACAAACCACATTACACTTACATTTAAAAATGAAAATGATGATGAATTTGCTGTTAAACTAGATAAAGGACAATCTTTTATTTATAATGGCGATATTTCTGGCGGTGTAGTAGACACAATGGATGCAATTGATGGCTCGGGACTTACTGTATCACTAGGAGATTTAGTTAATGTAACAGCAGATGCTGATACAGCTAGTTGCGATATGGAAATTTTTGTAGCATCAGCATAATAAAAATATTATACTACTTTATTGGAGGGTAAATGGCTTCGACATATACAACAAGTTTAAATTTAGAGCTTCAAGCCTCTGGTGAGAACAGTGGTACTTGGGGAACTAAGACAAATACAAACATTTCTTTACTAGAAACTGCAATTTGTGGTGGATCTAGTTCATCACTAGCTATTACAGCAACATCTCAAAGTTTAACGGCATCTGATGGATCTGCGGATCAATCAAGACGAGCCGTCTTAAAATTAACAGGAACACTTACAGGAAACACAACTTTATCTTCAGAAGCCGTAGAAAAAATTTATTGGATTGATAACCAAGCAACAATGTCAACTTATACTCTTACTTTTAAACCAGCAGGTGGTTCTGGAGTAAGTTTAGCTAGTGGAAGAAAACATTTAATATTCCAAGATGGAAGCACAGCATTTGATCCATTAGCAGATTACGGACCAATTAATTCTTCAGCACTTGTTTCCGGTGGAAACATGACTATTGGTTCTGGAACAGATGGAACAGATTACACATTAACATTTGATGGTCATGCCGGAGACGGTGTGATTACTTGGATGGAAGACGAGGATCAATTCAAAATCAGCGATGATGTGATGATAGTAGATAATGAAAAATTAATTCTCGGAACAGATTCAAATATTACTATTACTTACGATGAATCAACAAACGATGCACTGGAGATAGCAGCTAATGTAGAAGGCGCTGCTTTACCGATTGTTTTAAAAGCAGACCAAGGAGATGATGCAGGGGATGAATGGAAAATTAATGTAGCAGATGGCGGTACAATTACATTTGGAAACGATGCAAATTCTGCTGGAACGTATGTAACACACGTTACAATGACTCCTAATTCAACAGTTGCAAGCTCAACCGTAACTTTTGCAGGTAATGTTTCTGTTGCAAATACTTTAATCCCAGATTCTGTTGGTGGCGCGGATATTGGTAGTACATCTGCCGAATGGGGAGACGTATACATTGCTGATGATAAAAAAATTAAATTTGGTAACGCCCAAGATGTAACTATAGAATACGATGAAGATGACACAGATACATTATTAATTAGCGGAGATGCTACATTTGCTGATGATAAAAAATTATATTTTGGAACAGGCAAGGATGCATATATAGAATATGACGAAGATGGAAATGACACTTGGGTATTTTCTCCACCAACAGGTGGATTACAAATACTTGATGATAAAAAGTTAGTATTCGGTGATGGCTCAGATATATCTATAGAATATGACGAAGATGGAGAAGACAGATTAAGAATTGAAGGAGCACCGGTAGTTGTTTCTGGTGGTGAAGGTGAAGCTGGAGATTTACATTTATACGCTGATCAAGGTGATGACGCAGGTGATGAATGGAAAATTAGTTGTGCAGATGGTGGAACATTAACCCTTGGCAATGATTTAAATTCTGCCGGAACATATGTAACTCATTTTACAATTACACCAAATGCTACAGTTGCTAGTTCTACAGTAACATTGGGAGGATCTCTTAATATTACAACAGTTGCTGCAGCAGGCAGTGACACAGATAAATTTTTAGTATTAGACGGAAGTGGAAACGTAGATTACCGAACAGGTACCCAAGTCTTATCAGACATCGGTGGTGGAACAGGTTCTGTTGCACTTACAGGTTCAACCGATAATACCATAGCAACGGTTACAGGATCTAATGCAATAGCCGGAGAAGCTAACTTCACATTTGATGCAACAGATGCTTTAATAGCAGGAGCAGGAAAATTACAATTAAGAGACTCAGCATTATTTATTAACTCAAGCACTGATGGTCAATTAGATATTGACGCAGATACAGAATTAGAAATTACAGCGCCAACAGTAGATATAGATGCTTCATCAGGAGTGGATATTAGTACTGATTTAACAATAGGTGATGATTTATTATTTGGTTCATCCGGAGCAGTTATTAATTTTAACAGCGGTGATGTAACTCTAACCCATGGGTCAAATTTATTAACTCTTGATGGAGGAGCTTTAGATTTAGATGGTGAAAAATTAATATTAGATGCTAATGCAAACACAAGTATTACAGCAGACACAGATGATCAAATTGATATTGAAATAGCAGGAGCAGATGATTTTCAATTTACAGCAAATACATTTACAATATTATCTGGTTCAACAATAGCAATTGCTGCCGGAGGAGCTATTACAAATGCCGGAAGCATGGCACCAGATATATCAAGCACAGGAAAAGCGATGGTATTAGGATTTTAAATTATGGAGGAAATAAACAATGGCTAGTGAACTATTAAAAGTAGCATTAACAGCAGGAGTATCAAACTCAGAAAGTGTTTTAATAAATGGTGCAAGTGGACACACTTATACTATTTTATCTATTATGATTTGTGAGACTGCAGGCGCAGCTGAGACATTTGATCTATACATAGATGATGATGGTGGTGGAACAGATTATGAAATATATTCTGACCAAGCACTTGCAGCAAATGCAACGTTTGAACATACATCTAAATTTGTTATAGAAGCCACAGATCATTTGTGTATGGCAACAGCAAGCGCGGCTAATGTTGATGTAGTTGTTTCATATTTAGATCAAACATTGTAGGTAAACTATGAGTGGTACAGTTTCTGATAACATCGATAGACAATCTGGTGTAATAGCAGAAGCAGCTGGGGGAGCTGAAGTTCGTTCTGACGATCCATCAGCATCTGAAGGCACAGTATGGTTCAATACAGCATCTAGTACATTAAAAGTTTATAGACTTATAAGTGCATGGGCTACTGAAGCTACAATAACAGTAGCAAAAGGTGGAGGTATGGGATTTGGAGTTCCAACTGCTGCTTTAATAGCAGGAGGCACAAGTGATCAGAGTAATTTTTTAGGTACATCTTATGAATATAATGGATCTTCTTGGAGTAATGGGGGTGACTTATCAAATGTTGGTCTTGAAGGTTTATGTTTTGGAACTTTAGCTGCAGCATATACTCATGGTGGATATAATTCACATAGTGGTTCTGGTGGTTTTCATCAAAATTCAGAAGAGTATGATGGAACGAATTGGTCATCAAGTGATGATTATACTGATGATATAAAAAATAATGCAGGTGCTTTTGGAACACAAACAGCAGGAGCTTCTGCAGGACAAAGAGATACAGGAAACACTGTTGATACTGGTATGAGAGAATATAATGGCTCAAGTTGGTCAGCAGAATCAACCAGAAATAATGCTGTGTATGATGCTTCTTGTTCTGGAACACAAACAGCAGGATTATCTGCTGGTGGAAAAAATTCTAGTCATGCAAAACAAAATCATGGAGAAGAATATGATGGCACAAGTTGGTCAAATGAAGGAGACCTTGCAACAGCAAGAGCTTATGAAGGAACAGGTACATGTGGAACTCAATCAAGTGCATTAACAGTAGGTGGGCAACCTGCAAGTGGAACAATAGCTACTGTTGAAGTCTATAATGGTTCAACTTGGTCAGCAGGAACATCAATAGCAAACCCTACTTATCAAGCACAAACTGCTGCTGTATCTGGCACAGATTTTCAATATATGGGAGGAAATCTAGCAAATTCTTCTATTACAACTGCTAATTATAATTTTGCAGAAACAGTAACAGCGAGGACAGTAACAGACAGTTAGGAAAATATTATGAGTGGATCAACAGCAGATAACGCAGGAAGACAATCAGGAGTAATAGCAGCAGCTGCTGCAGGTATAGAAATAGTTTCATCTGATCCAAGTGCAGAACACGGAAAGTGCTGGTTCAACTCAACAACAAGTTTATTAAAAGTTTATAACAATGTAACAGCATTTTCATCAGGAGGTGCATTAAATGTAGCAGGACAAAACATAGTTGGCTTTGGCACGCAAACTGCTGCTCTTGCTGGGACAGGTTATGGACCATCTAATAATACTACTGGTAGAGATGTAGAGTGTGAAGAGTATAATGGTACGGGCTGGACTGCTGTCAATTCTATGTCAGAAGCAAAAATAAATTCTGGTAGTGCAGGAACTGCTCAAACTGCTGGGATATTATTTGGAGGCAGTAATAATGGTGGAAGAGCTAATAGAAGTGATGAATCTTTTGAATATGATGGAACGAATTGGGCAGCTGCAGGAGATTTAAATACTGCTGATGTTGAATTAGGAGGTTGTGGTTCTCAAACTGCTGCTTTAAGAGTAGGTGGAGATAATAACGCTAGCTTCAGCACAGTTACCGAGGAATACGATGGCTCATCATGGGCTAATAAAAATAGTCTTGCTAGAGCAAGGTCTAATAATATGGCATGTGGCACAACAACTGCTGGATTAACTACTGGGGGAAACCCAGTCACTGATACAACCGAAGAATTTAATGGGACATCTTGGTCAAGTGGTGGTGCTTTAAGTACTGCACGAACTCAATGTCAGTCTCATGGTGGAACACAAACTGATGCAATAATGGCAGGTGGAGCAAATTCAAGTAATGCTGCTTTAAGTGTATCAGAACTTTATGATGGTTCCAGTTGGTCAAGTGGAGCTTCAATAACACGAGCTAGACAAAACAGTATGTTTTGTGGTATGTCAGCAGCATCATCTGGTGGTTTACAATTTGGTGGAGCAACTGGTAATTCTGCAACAACATATACAGATACAGATGAATATACTGCAACAGTAACAGCGCAAACAATAACAGATAGTTAAAAAATTATGAGTGGAACAGTAAGTAATAATATAAGTCAAAGTAGTGGTTCAATTACAGAACCATCGGGTGGTGTGGAAATCAGAAGTGATGATCCAACATTATCAGAAGGATTAATGTGGTATAACACATCTGCTAATACTTTAAAAGTTGCAAGAACTGTAAGTGCTTGGGAAACTGTTGGTGCTTTAAACACAGGAGTATATGCAAATTGCGGTTCAGGAACTACAACTGCGGGTTTGTCTTTTGGTGGATATACAGGTTCTAATACTGATGAAACTGAAGAATGGAATGGAACAGCTTGGACAGATACATCTGGTAATCTAGCATCTGCTAGAAGAGATCATGGTAGTGCAGGAACACAAACAGCAACTGTTGCTTTTGGTGGAGGAACAAATTCATCAGAAGAATATAATGGAACTTCTTGGAGTTCGGGTGGAACTTTAAATGAAAGTGTATCACAAACAAAAGGTGGTGGAACTTTAACTGCAGCATTAAGATTTGGAGGAGAAACTTAATGGCTGATTCAGCAAAGACAGAAGAGTATAATGGAACAACATGGGTTGATGCTAATGATTTAACTGCTGCTAAAAGAGATGGAGGATCTGCAGGAACACAAACAGCAGGACTTGCTATTTGTGGACAACCATCTCCAGGTCAACAACAAGTTTGTTATGAATATGATGGAACGAATTGGTCAACTGGTGGTAGCACAGCAACTGCTAGACATCAAATGGGTGCATGGGGAATCCAAACAGATGCTGTTGTAGCAGGAACAAGTGCTTATGCTGCTACTTGTGAAGAGTATGATGGCTCCTCTTGGAGCAATATAGACAACATGCCAACAGGAAAATCGTATTCAGAAGGATTAGGTAACACCAGTTCTGATGGTTTATATCATGGTGGTTCACATACAAATAGTAGTACTTATTTAGATACAACTTATAAATATTCAACAGCATTAACAGCAAGAAGTGTAACAGCTTCATAAAAATTTAAAAAGGAGGAAAACTATGGCAAATAAATATTGGGTAATTGAAAATACAGGCAAAGACTTTTTCACTCATCAAGACAGGGGTGATATGCCAGTATTTCAAGGACATCCTGGTGATGTTTGGATTACATCTGATAATGCTAAAGCAACAGCTTGGGCAGGTAAATATCCTAATGTTTCTAAAACCAAAGCTGAAGCACAAGGAATTGTGGATGATAAGGTTGAAGAAGCACAAGAACTATGGGATAATATGGATGAACCAAAAAATCCAGAGAATCGACCTGTAAAATATACATTAGATTAGGAGATATATATGACAAAACTAACACAAGTTAATTATCCTATGCTGCCAACAAAGGATAATGGGTTCATTAATAAAATTAAAGAAGAACTTAATGATACCATGAATAAGAAACAAATGTTTAGAACAGAAACTGAGATGAGATTTTCTGTTTTGAATGATGGTAAGCATCCTACTAAAGCCAGTAAGTACTGGCAATCTGTAAGAGAACAAGGAGTATTTATTGAAAACTTACATACGTTATCTTTTGAATACAGAAGAAACTTAGTTAAGTTAAAAAGAAAACAAAAGAAACTTGAAACAGAAAGTGATGAGTTTAAAAAAGAATATCTACAAATTGATATTGATGAATGTAGGTGGATAAAAGCACAACAAGAATCTGTTGCTAAAGACAGGGTTCGAGAAATTGAGCACTGGAGCCGGTTAAAAAAAGAACTTGACGACGGTAGTTTTAACACAAAAGACGTGAACGCACATCAGGCAAAAAGTTATGAACAAAACCTGATTAACAGAAAAAATACTTTGACGCCTGGATCAAGTCAGGCGGAGGTCATCAATGTTTTAGGTCCATTACAAACACTACAAAGATTAAACCGTGGAGATAAATTAAGTAATGACACAGGTGGTGTAACCATTCCAAGTGCAAAAACAAACAGCGATGCTAGTAAAAAATTGGAAAAAGATTAATGGATTTATTTAATGCAATAAATAAAGGCACAATAGCAATACAAGAGGAATTTTTACCTAACTTTAAAATCCTTGCAGAAAAAATACACAACTTTAAATATAAACCTGCTTATCAACCAAGCGGATTTCCTTATGGTAATAGATACCAAGCTTATCCCTGTTATGATAGTGATAAGTTAGAAAATATAGATAAAAAAGAAAATAAAATAATATTAAATACATTTAACGACACAATAGGAAAACCTATTAATAACTTCTTTTGTAGAGCAAGATACATAGTATCAAAAGAATTAGCAAATTCTAAAGTGAATACACTCTTTGGGATTATTCATACAGATGAAACAGAATATGCCGCTGTGATTTATTTTGATCAGACAGTAAGTGGAGGAACTGCTTTTTTTAGAAATCCAATGGATAAATATCCAGATATACAAATAGGAGCTGTACCTAATAGAGCAACTATTTATAAAAGGAGGTGGCATGCACCTTGTCACGATTTTACTTTTGATAAACGATATATAATAGCGTGTTTTTTTAATGTATAAAACAATGAAAATACCAAGAGAAAGCCTGTATCTTCGAAATAGTAAACTAGAACAAAATCCAGTTAACCAGAAAAAAAATAAACTTTATAAATCTGTGTTAAATAGTTTAAAAAAGATTGGTCAAGTTAATCCTTTAATCTGTGTTAAAGACGGCGATAAATATAAGGTATGTGTAGGTAACAATCGTTTTCTTGCAGGTTGTGAATTAGAATTTAAAGAATTTGATATTGTAGTTGTCCCTGATGAAAACAGAGATAAATTCACAGAAATAATGAATAGTTACAAACTAATAAATTTGTAATGATTAATACCATATTTACAGAAGTGCCTTTTGAAAAAATTGAGTATTTAACACGACCTGAATTTATAGATGGAACAGAACAAAAGTTTTATGATGAATTAAAGAAATCTGTACAAGAAAAAGGACTGTTAGATCCACTATTCTTAAATAATACAAATGGTCATTTAAAAACCGTTGTCGGAAATAATAGAATGGTTATTTGTAAAAAACTAGGAATTAAAAAAATTAAGTGTATAATAACACAAATAGGCAAGGAGGATACTTTTCTAAAAGGCAGGGTATTAAAAACCGATAAAGAAATTAAAGATCTATTCTATTTGCCAGAAGAAATAACCGTTAGAAGAACTAAAGGTGGCTGGGTAGATCAAGTTAATGCAACAAAATTTATTACAATAAGGAACAAATATGGAACGTAAGAAACTAAGACAATTAATACAAGACATTAAAATTATTAAAAAAAGCGGTAAATTAAGTGGACATACGGGACCGCATGGAGCAAACCCAAATAGAAGATAAAGGAATATTTAAATGGCACAGCAACAGCTTAGAAAAATTGTTTTTAAACCAGGAATCAATAAACAAGATTCTGATTTGGGATCAGAAGGTGGTTGGAAAGATTCCGATATGGTCAGGTTTCGTTACGGTCAACCAGAAAAAATAGGTGGTTGGGAGTATGTAACAACAGATGGATTAATTGGCGCAGCCCGTGGACAATTTGCATGGACAGATTTAAACGGAGTAAAATTTGATGCGCTTGGAACCGACAGAAAACTATATGTTTATTCAGAAGGACAATTCTTAGATATAACACCTATTAGATCAACTGCTGATATTACCAGTGTGTTCGAGACAACTAACGGATCTACAACAGTAACGGTAAATCATACTGATCACGGTGCAGTAGCAGGAGACTTTGTAACTATTACATCCACATCTGCAGCGGTTGGTGGAATTCCGTCTGCAACGTTGGACGCAGAATATGAAATTATCTCTGTTCCAAATTCTAATCAATATACAATAGTCGCAGGATCTGCAGCAACGAGCAATGTAACTTCAGCTTCAGCAAATTGCACGGTTACTTACCAAATACCAATCAAAAGAGAATTCTCAGAGCCGGGTGCCGGTTGGAATGCAGGACCATGGAGTGATTCCGTATGGAACACAGCACGTTCTACATCTGTTATTATATTTGCCGGTGGTCAGTGGACATTTTCTAATTTTGGTGAAGATTTACTTGCTTGGCAACAAAATGGAAAATTATATACCTGGGATACCTCAGGTGGTATGACATCTACAAATAGGGCAACTGCTGTAAGCGGAGCGCCTACTGCAAGCAGATTAGGATTAATGACATCACCAGACAGACACGTTGTTTGTTTTGGAACAGAAACAACCATTGGAACAACATCCACGCAGGATGATTTATTTATAAGATGGGCGGATCAGGAATCAAAGACAGACTGGACACCTACTGCGACCAATACGGCAGGATCGCAAAGAATTGTTGGTGGAAGTCGAATTGAATCAGCATTAGTGACACAAGGACAAGTTTTAGTGTGGACAGATACTTCCCTATTTTCAATGAGTTTTATAGGAGATCCTTTTACATTTGGATTTAGGAATTTGGGAACAAATTGCGGAACCGTTGGACCACATTCCACGGTGGATGCAGGTGGTGTTACATATTGGATGTCTAAAGATTCTTTCTTTATGTTTGATGGAACTTTAAGAAAAATTCCTTGTACAGTAGAAGATTATGTATTTGACGATATTAATTTATCACAAAATAATGAGGTTTATGCTGCTTCTAATTCCAAATTTAATGAAGTCACATGGTTTTACACAACAGAAGATGGATCACAGATTGACAGATATGTAACATTTAATTATCTGGAAAATTTATGGTACACAGGAACGCTAGCAAGAACAACTTGGGTGGATACAGGTATTTATGATCTGCCTTATGCAACAAAATATACTGCTGATTCCACAGCATCGGCAACTCCGACAGTAAGTGGTGTAACGGATGGTCGTTCCTTTTTATACAAACACGAATCAGGGACCGACGACGGCGATGACGCTATAACAGCTTATATTGAAAGCAGTGATTTTGACCTAGACGACGGAGATCAATTACTGCATATCAGTAAGATAGTACCTGATTTTAAAGGTCAAGCAGGAACAGTAAATTTACAATTAAAAGTAAGGGATTATCCTTACGGAACGCAGACAACAAAATCTGCCTTAGCAATAACAACAAGTACGACAAATGTTCCCACGCGCGCACGCGGGAGGCAGGCGGCTATTAAAATTTATTCTGATGCAACAAGTGCCGACTGGAGATTTGGAACATTAAGAATGGAAATGCAGCCGGATGGTAGGAGATAAAGATGGCAGATACATTTGACAGAGCTTTTTGGGAAGATTCTTTATCTGGAGATTATGCTCATGAAAGAAGCCTGAGAGAAAGAGAGTTTTTGAAAACACTTCCTACTTGGGGTTACCCAGATAAAGAAGGAAAACCTCAAGTTTATGATTATGATAACTGGAGACAATCATTTAAGCCTGGACTCCCGGAGCTTACTCCTGCCTATCCTAATCCTTATAAACTACGTAAAGAAGGTAAACTGCCTAGGTGGACTGAGTGGGTACCACCTGTTTATGGACAAGGAAAAGGGAGAGATAGATATGACCCAGCAAAAGGATATGTTGAGGATTATTACAAACGTTCTAGTCATATGGGTCCTGCTCCTAATGTACAAGTAGATCCTCAATCTGGAGAAGCATATGTATTTAATCCTTATGGTGGCGGTTGGAGAAATTTAAGAGATGAATATTTACGAAGTAGTTTTATAAACAAAAAAACTGCTGCTAATGCGCCAATGGTATATCATGCAACAACTCTTGGAGATGTTGATAAGTATTGGAATTCACCATCTGGAGAATATCTTGGTGAGGGAGTCTATGATAGTCCAGCGCGACAGTTAAGAATGAAACTAAATTTCAGCCCTCTAGCGGGT